TGATTTGGCTATGCGCGAGCTCGTGAAAAAAGGTTTTATAAATGTGTTGTTATATGAAGGTGGTATGAAAGAATACAGGGGATTCTCCACGGGGGATTCTCCCCCGTAAGCCCCCTTATACGGGGGGTGTAGTGCCGCAAGTCCAGCTTTTTTGTTCCATTATGTCACGTCTAAATATAGAAGCTTCTACTATATTTAGAATTTTTACGAATGAACCCCACAATGTCTTATGGGGGTTACGAGGTGCAATATCTTATGGGGCTTATATATTCCCCGCACTAGGGGGCTTACGGGGGAGAATCCCCCGTGTTTAACGCCTTCGGGTTTTGCGACTCTTTCCTTTCCTTGTTTTTCGCTTTCCTCCGCGCTTAGGAGGAAATATAGCGTGATACAAAGGTGTATTTATCTTGAACTCATGTAGCAGTTCCGCGTATTTTTTTGTGGAATAAGGGTAAGTTTTACGGTATTCGGCTTTTAATTGTTCTAAAGTATTTTTTAATAGTGTTTCATTAATTATTAATTTTAATATAACATTATCTACACGTACTCCTCTTTCTAAAGATTGCCTATTAGTGAAAAAATATCTAAGTATTCTATAGTAGCCATCTAAATATGAAGATTTTAATTTTTCGTTTGCATATTTAAAACCTTCATACAGTAGGTCTCCATGATATATATCTCTGTCTTTTTTAAAAGCTTTTTGGAAGTGATTGTACGCTTTCTCATCAAATTTTTTTATCATATCAGCTAGTTCTTCGTGACTGGTGTATAAAGTTCTTTGTGTAAATAGAGCAAAGACTATAGCGAAATAATATCTCGTCTTTAAGTTTTCACAATCTCTAAACCCTTGGTTATCCATAAACGATCTAAGACCATATTTGCCTCTGCAACTCGCTTTTCCCGTCTCGCTCAATTTTTTTATTTCATTTCTTAAATTTTCATCTTCTGTTGAATCGGGTGATGTGCTTTGAAGTCTCGTGTTTATCTTACTTAGTATTTCGTCAACAGTTTCTTGTATATCTACATCAGCAGAAGGTTCCTCGTCAACAGTTTCTTGTATATCTACATCAGCAGAAGGTTCCACGGCTTCGTCACCAGATGCTCCACCCATTGTGTGCCTGCGCATAGAACGCGTTTTACGCCCTCTTGATTTCCTAAATGATTTTCTTGACATTCTTCGTTGTGCCATTATATATATATTAGTTAGAAAAAACACAAAAGTTTATTTAGGTTTTCTACAATATTTCCTTTATAAGGGGGGTTTACGGGGGGACGCCCCCCGTATGGGTAGCGTATGTTTTGGTATCATTACCGCGTCTTGACTTCCACTGACTTTTTTATTTATTTTTGGCAATGGCGGCTCACGTGGCAATACAGTATCCACTACAGAATTCTCACCTTTATGGGGGTTTACGGGGGGCACCCCCGTAACGGGTGGCACATTCCCCGCAGTAGGGGGCTTACGGGGGAGAATCCCCCGTGGGGAGAATCCACCGTATATAGCCAACATCTTTGACACTATTTCGCTTCGTTGCACATCTATTTCGTCAAATGTACATATTTTTATTCCATCTGTATTTTCATATGCATTCACTTTTTCGATTAAATCTTTTAATCCATTGTCTTCGTATTTATCACTTTGATTCAAATCTCCTGTTATCAATAGTTTTGAATTTTCACCTAATCGCGTCGTAATCATCATCATTTGATTCGGTGAACTATTTTGCATTTCATCCGCTATGATAATTGAATTCTTAAACGTACGCCCACGCATATATGCTAAAGGTGCTATTTCAATGATTCCACTTTGCAACATCGACGTTATTGTACGATGATCATAATACTCCGATAAAATATCAAATATAGGTCGTGTCCATGGCTCCATTTTACTATTCAACTTTCCCGGTAAATATCCAATGTCTTCTTCTACTGTGACGATCGGACGCGTCAATACTATTTTTTGGATCGAGTCTTCGCGCAATCTTTGAATTGATTTTCTGTTTAATCACTAAATTCTGCTTCATCTTCTGTGTCATCATCGTCTATCATACTTCTTCCTATAAGTGTGCGACGTTCTAAAGTTAATACATCTTCCATTGTGAATTTGGGGTGATCCAAATCACTCATATAACGGAACTTTTTTGGGTGCATTGGTGTTCGCTTTAAATAAACTCTTCCGAATCTAGGATTGAATTCTTGAAGTTCGTGTATTTTTACGCGCAATAATTTTGATGCATTGTTGGTTTTTTCCAAACCGCGAATATGATAATGACTCATTAAATGTAAATAATAATATGGACGCAATATTTTTACAAACTCTTCTTTGTCAATGTGTTCTTGCACTTTCAATCGTTTATTTGTCAACATTTTCAACATATATTTCATCGACTCAAATAAAAGCGTGGTGTTACTCTTATTTACTGCGCGTTTTATATGCGCATCTTTTATATCATATTCATATTCAATTTGGAATTTATTTTTGTCAAAACAACACAGAAAATATTTGTGAAATAATTGTGGGAATTTTATACTTTTTTCTCTGAGCTTCAAATATATATACACTAACGCTGCTTTCGTGAAAGGCGTATTACTATACGGATTTTTGATTTCATTTGGACACACGTAATAAAATACGTCGCAATTTGACAAACACGACTCAATGTGATTATATAAGTCTTGACATGTAAATAAATACAACTTATTTTGCTCGTACACTTTTATTGTGCTTCGGTTTTTCGGTGGTATTGGATTCAATAATAAATCCGTGCTTATATGTGGCGTCTTTGTGTGTCTATAAATTTGCGCGAGTTTTATGAATGCAAAATAAGTCTTTTGCGATTTATATAAAATTTCCAATTCTTCTTTGCGGTTTTCTGCAAGAAATCCATACTTTAATTCGTATAATTTTTTGTGTTTTTCTTGTAATGCAAATAATATGCCTTTGTTGATATATAATTTGTATATCTTGTCCATGAAAAAATAAAGATTGTTTAACGTTTGAGATTTTTCATTTGATATATTTTCCCAAAATGGACTTTTATCTAGTGCATATGTTTCATTTGGGTATGTTATATTTTTCGCGTTGGCGTGTAGTTGGATTATTTGCAAATATGTTTTCATGTTATGATCTATATATTGTATTAAAAAATCTTTATGTTGATTTTTTCTCTGTTTGTTTTGCTTTTTCTGGTTGTGTTTTTTTGCTTTTTCTGTTTGTGGGTTTGTTTACACCAACTTCAACACATTCACTCCATTAAACACGTCTTCTTGCGTCAAGTCTTGCAAATCCCGTGTCAAGTCGTCGATTGTAAAACGTTTCGCGTTTGCGTTTTTGCGATAGGTTACATTGATGTCTTCCAAGAGCTCATTGCAATAATCCACGATCTCGTTTAACTCGTCGAAATACGACTGTATCTTTTCAAGATGTGCGTCCATTTTATATGGGTCCAATCCATCTTTGCGATACTCACTCCATTCATCACGAAATCGATAAATAATGTCGATATACGTGCGAACTAATAAGTCACCCACGTTGTAAACCTCTCGACTTTTTGCACTCCTGTCTTCTCTTGATAAAACCGTTCGTTTGAGTCGCTTTTCCGCGTCTTCTAGCGATACATTCGATGGATCACGCGTCAAGAATGTTTTGCGCAAGTCTTCATTGTTCACTACATGTTGCGTCATGTATATTGGAAGCTCGTATAATTGTAAATGAAGCATTCGTGGAAATATCTTTATGTTGGCTCTCATGTCTCTCAGCTTTTCTTTGTCTGACGCCGTGACCATCCTTCGTCTCGGGTCAACTTGTTTCACCTTCTTCGCCGCCAAATCGCCCAAATACTCATATTGCGCCATCATATACGCATAGAGCTCGCGACCATCACGCCCATCAATTGTTCGCCCACATTCCATGTCTCCATGATTTCTGGGCGCTTGGCCATGATTCATTTTTCGCTGATATTCGTAAAAGTGTGGATTGTGAATTCGGGTTTCAATGCTACCTGTGCGCCATGAAAACGCCGTGTGACACTCCGTGCACCACATTTGATCACAGCCCATGATTTTATGAATGGGAACGCGGCATTTTGGACATGGCTTCGTGTCACTCGCCAACAGCTTTGCCGTTTCGACGTCTTCGACTTTACAGACATGGTTGTCCTCTTTTAATAAATGACATTCTTTGCAAGTGTATTTTTCGCACGTGGCGCATTTCCATTGGCTGCTCAGTAATCCTCGACAGTTGGAGTCGCTACAAGTGCGTCCATTGTAAGTCGCTTTAGACGCCACGTCTCCGCCGTTGGCTTGTATAACACGCATATTTTGCAATCTTCTACGTATGTCGACATGTCGAATCCACAACGCCGCGTGTTCGCTTTGAATGTCTTGGATTTGTTCGTCGGTATAGTCTCCGTGATACAATCTTTGTTCAAGGTCTTTGATTTTTCTTTGAGTTATTTTTTCTTCGTTTTCCAACGGCTTTATTTCTTTGCGCACTTTAGCTTCTTCGCGTTCGCGCTCAATGGTCGCCATGGTCGCCGGGAAAAGTGCCCGCTCTTTCTCTAAACATTTTTTTTCTTGCACTGCTTTCCACTCCGTGTTGAAGAATTTTTTTGTGAAGTTTTCGTTTAGAAATCTGCGCGACCACTCTTTTTTGCAATCTGTGTTCATGCACGTCGCCTCTTGGCGGTCAACAATGTAGCGCGAGCAACACTGACGACATGCGGTGAAGTCACAATAAACACAGACGACGATTCCTCTGGTTACTTTGTTATAATCTTCGGTGCAAATATTGCAAGACATGATTTCGATTGTGGTATATACTCTCGGTATAGATTTGTGCATACTTAAAAAAGCGATGGTTTTAAACCAATTTTTCTCATTTTCTAATGTTTTTTCAGTTTTGTTCGAATACAATTTTTTCTGTATGGTTTATATACATGTCTCTTGTTGCTGACTTGGAGTCCAAGAAAAAGGCATTAGCATTAAAGCTCAAAGGTGAAAAATACCTCAACGACGAGGTTCAAAAAGAAATTGTTAGAAAAGACTGCACAGCCATCGTCAAAAATTGCAAGACTTTATCTAAACTTAGTAAAAAATACAAAAAACGATATACCGATAAAAAGCGTGAATACCGAAGTGAAGTCAAGGACATTGACGCGCGTATTAAATTGATTAAAAAAGAAAAACGTGCTCGTGCTCGCTCTGTTAAAACACGCAAGCGTTGCCCTAACGGAACTCGCAAGAATCGCAAAACCGGTGCTTGTCAACGCAAGTAACTTTTATCATTTTATTTATCATTGATAATTGTTAAAAAAAAATGATTTATATATTATTTATTAAAATATAAATATGAAATTTTGGACTAAACGTAAATTGAAAGCATTTGAAGGATGGAAACGTTCTGTAGAAGAAAACAAGGTATTTATTATTAATGAAGTTGACTATGAGAAATTTATGGAGAAATATGTCGACGAAAATGAAGTCGCTGATGTATTGCGAAAAATCGTTGATGATGTCGTTGTTGATGATGTCGATGTTGATGATGTCGATGTTGATGATGTCGTTGTTGATGATGTCGTTGTTGATGATGTCGATGTTGATGATGATGTCGATAAAAAAATGATTTATTTGGATTTAAAATCGTCTTTGTTATTCTTCTTATGTTGCATACTTTGGTTTTGTTCTTATAGCGGGCATGAATCATTAGAGCTTGTTGAAAAAGAACAACAAAGAAAAGGTATTTCATTAGTGGGCGACTTTTTACGAGGATTGTGTTGTCGTATTAACTCGCATCTTCCACATTGCGTATCAACAAATAAAATATAATTCGGTTACTATATAAATTCAATTTTTTATTATATAGTAGAGTATTTTTATGTGCGACGTTGACTCTTGCATAATGCGCGGTTTAATGAAGAAAATTCCGATGGATATTATTCGCGAACATATTGCGCCTTATATGTATTTAAAACAGCCTGAGTGTTTATTGCGCGACATTGAATCGTATGTAGATGTGCGTGAACGCTTGATTGATTTATATTCTTCTATGTATCCAAATATGAATAAATACGACGATTGGTTAAGCAACGATATATGTCGATTTTTCAATGAAAATGTCCCGATTAATCATGGATATACCAATAATAACTTGCGAAAATGGCGGCGGTTGTTTGTTTTTCATGACAAAAGCGATCATGTTATTATCGATTATTTGACTCGGTATTTTTTACGTTACTCTTCTAGAGAGTTTCGTGTGTATTTAGGAATATTGACTCCGTTTGAACGCGAAGAGTTTATTGAATTTTGTATTACGATTTGATTTTATTGATTTTATTGATTTATTGATTTATTGATTTATTGATTTATTGGTATAATATATATGATTCATATTTTGGTGATTTGTAATAATCCACATTCTCACTTCGTGAATAAATTGGAAACAATTGTGCGTTCCGTCACAAATAACCAAACGGATACTATTCACATGCATTTCATCGTAAGCAAAATTAACATTATTAGAACCGAAGGTGTTAGAGATAGTGCTCAAAACGTCCTCATTACCGTTTCCGAATTTTCGATCGGCGAAGACGAAGCTTTCACGCGGGCATTTGTTAAAGGCGAGGGTTGTAAATACGATTTTGTTTTTTATAATCAATGCCCAATTCCTTTTAAAAGAGGCGCGTTTTTCGGTCCAGTGAAATCAGCTGAAGCGATGCGGAGCTATTTGCCGAAATTGTTGAAGCCACGTGGCTATGTTGTGTTCGCTGCGCTGTATGATAAAACAAGTGATGAGAAAATGGATTTTGTATTAGACACCAAAGCAGATATGATTAGAAGAAACAATAACACACATATTTACGAAACATTGGAGTCGATGGGAATGAAAAATACTGAATTTGCTGGATATGAACTTTTGGCTTATAGACGTAGTGGTGTGAAAATGACTCGTTCTAGAACTGCGCGTCGTTCTAGGTCGCGGTCTATTAAATCGGCGCCTTCTATGTTTTTGCCTTACAGTGTTTAGCTGTTGGAAATAATATAATTGAGATTTTATTATATTATTTGGTTTTTTGGGTTTTATTTTGGGTTTTATTTGTTATTTGGTTTTCATTGGTAGTATATTTATAGCTTCCAGTCCATCACCCATCTTAAAAGAAGTGTGAAAACGACTGCGTGAAGTAATAAACCGGCTGTTGTTGGGCATCCTACGGGGTTGGCGATTTTGACGAGTTTACCTAAAAGAGAATTTACCAAAATGTATGTGTATGGGTTGGCGACGATGAGGAAGATAATGGTAGTAATAAGTGTGTATTTCCATTTTTTGGCGCTTGTCAATTCTGCTTTTTGTTGTTCTTCTTCTTTTGGTGCTTGTTCTTCCTTCTTGAGAACTCCTGTAAGATCATGTCCGAGCTCTTTGGCTCCGTCTTTGAGTCCTTTGAGGTCATGTGTTAAAGATGGTTCTTGACTTGCTGAATGAAATTCCATTCTTATATATTATTCTGTGATATTTATTTCGGTGATATTTATTTCCTGGATTTTTATTTCTGTGATATTTATTTGAATCTAAATGCGCTACTTATTGTTTCATTGATATATTGCATTAAATTTTGTTTCTTCGATTTGTTTTTTAATATTCTTAGTTTTTTCTTCGTTTCATCTTTATTCAGTTTGGATATATTTTTGGCTTTTACTTTTTTGTCGTATCTCCTTGGATGCATTAGTTTTTGTAATATAGAATCAAAGTATAACTCGCGTCTCTCCATTTCGTCTTCTTGTTCATTTTTATTGGCTCTGTCCATGTACGTAGCATCACAGAGCGGTTCGTCACCCAATCTCTTCTTCTTTTGTAACGCGGCGTCTAAATCTGTATAAGTTATTTTTGTCATATTTACTGACATG